ACTGCAAGTTCTATTTTATAATTACTTTCTCCTTCTCTTATTATATCATAAGGTGGATATTCATTAGTTGTTAAGTTGTTGTTGCTGTGTAGAGATACTAAGTGATCCATCAAATGATCAAATCCTATAGCATATCTATTTATATTATGAAATACACTCATTGTTTATCCTTTCATTAAGCGATTAATAGAACCCATTGTGGCATTCTATAGTGTAATTATGGCACAGTTTACAAAAAATGTCAAGAACTTTCTTTGAATCTACCTAGTCTATGATACAATGCTTCAAACTCTTTCTTCTTTTCAACAGGCATAACAAAATCATCTTGTGTTTTCAAAGTAAATACTATTAAATCTCTTATTAAATCTATATCTGCTATTGAAAATACTGGTTTACTTTCTTTCATTATAGTTTCCCTTTCTTCGTCTGTATAAAATGCCCACTCAGCTATTTGTTTACTTGTTCTAAAACAACCAATACAAATATCATTCTCTAGTGTACATACACCAACACAAGGTGAACGAATTATATATCCACCAACTCACATACACCTGCAGTACAAGCTAGTTCTTGTGATCCTTTCGTATTATCTTCTTTCTCAAAGTCTTGTAATTTATTCCAATCAATATTCGTTGGCATATTTTTTGCTAACTTCTTGTAAGTCTTCTCATCTATATCTTGATAAGGTGCTTGTTGATATGTATGATCAGAGAATGGTAAGAAAGATATACCACTTACATGTTCAAAGTTTTCCCAACACCATGCACCCACAGGAACCCATTCTTCTTCCTTAACACTTATAGTTACAGAAGGTTTATGTTCACACCAATGTTGAGCATAACATTTCCATATCTCTAATTGTTGAATAGCTGTCATGTCTGTTCTGCATACTGAACCTTTAGGAGCCATCATAGGAAAAGAGAATACAGTTTGATGTTCTGGTTTTAAATAGTCTGGCTCATTAGGTATACCTACATCTTTCATAAACTCTGTTAATGGATCTTTATTATCACCTCTTACTGTTCTAATGTAGTAAGGATTATGCCTAGCATGTATACCACTAGCACTATCTACTAATTGACTTACAGTACCTGAAGGTTTAACACAAGTAATAGCTGTTGATTGTGGTATGCCTAACTTCTTTGCTAAAACTTTATTAGTTTCTACTGCATGTTTCTTTAATACTTCTAGTCTAGGTGCAAGTCCATCAATAGTATTGAGCTCAACAGAATCCATAATACCTGTTAAAGATACACCAAGTAATCTTTCTTCTTCTGTATTGTTCTGCCATCTTTTACGAAGATAACCAAAGTTTGTAAAGGTAGATTGTATTGTACCTAGTATCGTAGCAAGTTTAACTTTCTTTGTTAGTGTAGTCATAGTATCAGTAGAACGACACACAACTTCAGTTAAGTTACAGAATTGATTAGGTCTTAATATAATTTCACTACAAGGATTAGTACCAAAATCCCATGATGCATCTCGTCTACCATTCTCTGCAGCTTTAGCTTGAGCAGATGCTCTATTAAACATTCCTCTCTCACCTGATTTACTTTCATATAATGATAGCCATTCTTTCATAAAGATACCTGGATCTGGTTTCTCTGTATAAGCAACAGAGTTATTTGCTAATGCTCGTTGTGGATTTTCATTCCACCATTCACCCATCTTAGCAGCACGTATTCTTTGATCAGATAAATTAGATAAAGATATAAGAGCTGATCTACGTACACCACCTACAACTACTACCTCACCTGTCTTACATACAATGTCATGGCACTCCATAGAAGAAAGCTTTCTACCTCTTGCACCTTTAAATTTAAGAATAGTAAAGTCAAACAAATCAACAAGAGGTTGAGGTCCACTAGCTCTACCACCAAATGTTTTTAATCTTGCACCTGCAGGTCTAACTTTACTAACATTTATTTTAGGAACTCTACCTGTGTATAGATAGGATATTAAATCTCTAAATCCTTTTGCCCATCCTTCTTTAGAATCAACAACAGATACTACATCTTCTGTATGTTCAAACTCTACATCAGGAATAGTAGGTAGCTTATCAGCATACTGTCTTTCAACAGAGAAGCCTACACCTGTACCATTCATAAGTATATATAACACTTCATCAAATGCTCTTGGACTATCAATAGGAATATAAGAACAGTTATAACCTGCAACATTCTCTCTATCTAATGCATCACCTGATGTCATTAATGCTCTCATAGATGGCATAACTTGTAATGAAAGTATAGCTTCTTCTAATTCATCCCATTCTTTATTTTTAATTATACTATTATATTCATTATCTATATGTTGTTTAAAGAAAGATATAAGTCTGCTTACAGTTTCACTCCAACTCTCTCTTCTACCTTTATCTTCTAACCAACGTGAATACCTAGACATATGTATAAATGATTGATATTCAGTAGGTAAATAATTACTTCCCATTAATGATGCCATCTAATTCTCCTAAACTATTTTGTATATTTTTATTATGTATTATTTTTATAGTACTTTCAAATAAATTTAAAGCATTTTCTTTTTCTAATGTATACCACTCGCTTTCTTTTTTTGCTGTTGCTCCTGTCAGATTAAAAACTTTAATCATCTCACGTTCCATATTGTGATAATCATCTACAACATATGCCTTTAAGAAATTAAACGATAGTCCTATAGAGTGTGATTTATATTGTTGCATTCTCTTTTTTAAATTAATTGTTTTTCCTATCTTAATAAGACCTTCTCTACTTACAATATACAACCAACCTTTTTTAACATCTAATCCTTTCATACTTTTTAACTCTTCATTCTCTTTTACTAAATTTAAAATTGTTTCTCCATTTAATTTATTTTGTTCTTTTAAAAATTTAATTTTTTCTGATTCATTAGTTTTATATTTCTCAATTTTTTCTAAAGCTTTAAGAGCACTATTAGAATGACCATTTTTTTTACACTCTTCATATTGATATACGTATTCATCTGCAATATTAAAGCCAACATCTTTTACTTTATCTGAATTTTGATCTTCAATATCTTTAATTCTATTAATAATTTTTTTAGATAAGTCTGTTTTACCTACCAAAAATTTATAACCTTGAGTGTGTGCATATTTTTCTGCATATCCTGCTTCACGTACAGCTTGTGAAGCATTACGATTAACTGCATAATGTTGACAGAACATTTCTTGTTTTTCAGTTAGCTCCATTATATTATTTTTCCTTTCCATACTTTAGTTCTAATATTAATTCTGCATAATGAATTACTTTTTTAATATCTTCAACTCCACCTTTTAACTTATGACGAGTTATATATTTTACCACATTACCTTCTAAGAAGTCAAGATTATTTTTTGTTATATATTCAATAGGCATAATCTTACAATCTTTATAATGGTTTCCACCTACTTGTTTATCAGTAGCTTTAGTTTTCTTAAACCTTTCTTTATTAATTAAACTTTCTTCTGCACTACGTCTAGCCATATATTGTTCGTGACTTTCTCTTGACCATCCTCTATCTTCTTCAGGATTTATCCAAGACTCTTCTGATTCTTTGTCTGACATATTTTATCTCCTTTGAATTAATTACTTTTATTGCGAAGCTTCTTGTATACTGTGCATCCATACCTGCATTCTCACAGACATACTCAAAGTTATCACATGTTACACCTACACTACAGAAGAACCATGCACGAGCATGCTGTCTTTCAACACTTGTACGTGGTGATTCTACTTTAGTCTTTTCTTTTGTTGCATCTAACAATGCTTGAAATATAACAGATAAAAATAACATTCGTTCAGGACTACTGTTCTCATGCTCTTGTATCTCTGCTAGTATCTCAATGTATTCTTCATTCATTAGTCTTCTTGAGTTATTTCATCTCTAAATGTATCAACTAACATAGACGCAGCTTCTTCTGCTTCAGCAGCTAATTTAATTTGTTTAATAAATTCATCAATAACTTGGGGATGTTCTCCTATACCAACAGGATGTTCCAAGTATATACGTGCAGTAGCTATAGCTTTATCTCTTTGAGAATGAAACTCAGCTAGTGCTGTGTTGTACATTGCTTCCTTTACTGACATCTTTTACCTCCTTTCCTAATCTTTTTACTTTTGTTATAGTTCCTAAAGGTCCTTTGCAAGAAAGTGTTCTTCTTTTTATTTTAGGTCCTCCCTTAATATTAATTCCTTCAGTAAAACCATCTCTAGTAGTACGTGCTATAGCATTTACAGCTCCTCTATCATAACCATTTTCATTACACCATGCACCTAAACAATCAACTTTTATTAGTTTATTATCAAGATAAAATTCTGCTTTACCTTGGTATTTACCTGCTCTATCTCCTACACCTTTTCCTTTTCTACCTTCACTCAGATTTTTTCTATACTCAGGATCTGTATAACTTTCAACAGGTCTATACCATTTACCACCTACATAAGAATTATAATAAGCAGGTTCATCTGTACCTTCTATTACATCAGTAAGCACATTCCATTTAATTTGATAGTATGCTTCATAGTATCGTAGACTTCTTTTGTTTTTATACTCTGCTATAACTTCAAAAGTAAAATGTTCTTTACCTATCTTTTTTATATCTGCATTTAAATATTTAGATGATCCTGTATATATTTCCCATTTATATTTTTTCTTAGTTTTACCTACATAATATTGTTTACAACCTACATATGCTTTAGTAGTTTTAGTATTCGTTATAAGATAAACAAACCCAAACTTATCTAGGTTAGGTACGAAAGGTTCTTCAGTACCATACCTAACCCAATGACTTACCATGTTGTAACCTCTTCTACATTAGGAGCTTTTTTAACTTGCGTAAGATACCTGTTTCCATTTGCATAATTGAATACACGTAACCCTTTACCTTCATTCGCATCACTCCAACAAGTACGCTTATGTTCACAATAGAAGCAACCAAAAGCGAGCTTACGATTGCCACTAGCACCATCAGGCACATCATCATAACACCTATCAGGTGGGTTAGCTTTATCCATTGCTCCTTTAAGATAGTCAATCCTTTCTTTAGCATTAATCATCTCCAAAGAATGAACAGGAGTTAAACATATGTTCCCATTCTGTTTATCTATTGCAAGAAAAGCAGCTTCATCTACTCCATTACCTTCAGCATAAGCAGAGATCTGTGCTATATAACCAAAGGGATCATCAGAGTATAACTTATTTTTAGAAAACTTTTCAAAGCTTCTACCTGATGCACTCTTACAATCAACTAACACTCCATCTATTACACAGTCTTGGTGTCCTTTTATTCCATTAACACTTACTGTTTTTTGTAGGTCAGTTACTGTATGTCCTGCAAGTCTTGAGAAAAGAATCAATAAGTCTTCTAACATATGACCATATAAAAACTTAACTCTTGTACTAGGTTCTAAAGGTTTAGGTTCTTCTTTAGAATTTTTGTCATACCATAATTGTCTAGCAGGTTTACCTATTGCAGACAATCTTAGGTTACGTTTCTTTAAAGGAACTTCATTTAAAAAGTTTCTTAATGTTTCTTTGAGACTCTCTGTAAAAGAATCTAAATGAGCATCAACTTCTTTCTCATTTAAATCTACCTCTACAAGAGGATCAAACAAATCGTATATATCTTTTACTAAAGTATCAATAGATTTCATAATAAATAATGGAGAGATACTCGTTCAGTAGCACCTCTCCATCCTTTCATGGTTGGTTAAGAAGCGAAGGTTAGTTCTTCATCTGAATCTTCAGTTACAAATCCATCAGGAACTACTTCAAAAGCTTCATCTGCATCAGCATCTACGTTATAAGGTATTAAATTAGTTACCTGCACAGCACGTAAATCAGCAGAGACTCCAGAACGACCTTTGAACTCCCACTCATATGTACTATAAAGTACATTGACTTCTGAACCATTACCAATCATAGTGTTAGCAATGTTTCTTTTCGCAGCATCAACCACTTCAGGTTGTTTATTCATGTTACCATCTTTACGTCTAACTTTTCTTTTGATAGTAACAAAGCTACCACGATCATCACCTTTATTCTTTACATCTAATCCATCAGCTTTAGCTTGATTAATATTCTTCTCGTCAAGATTAGATACATCTATCGACCATACTCCATCTGAATCAAATGTAGTATTTGGACTAACTATACTCGCCCAATATGCGTTTCCTTTTAGTACACTCATGTGTATATTCCTTTCGTTATTATTAATAAATGAATTATGACACACCTCTGAATTAATGTCAAGAGATTTTTTCATAATAAATGTTTTATTTAATTTAAGTACTAAACTCATCTCGATTCTTGAGATAAGGTCTTGTTTTCCTTGATGTATTCTACCCCATGTTTTGTATTCAGCATCTCTATAACTACCTACTCTGGTATCTTTATCAACAACTTTGTCAGTTAATTCTACTAACTCTTTTGCATAGCACCATACGTAGTCATGCTCTCGTTCAAATACAAAGTAATTACAGTCACCATAAAGCCAACCTTTATTACCCATTGTATTTTTAAACTCAACAACAATCCATGCGTCATCAAAAAACTTATTTTTATTTCCAGTTCTTCTAGCTTTTACATCTACACTAACTGTCTTATTATCTTTTGTTAGATAGAAATCTATATGTCTAAACATATTCTCTTGGTCATTTGCTATACCAACTGAATAACCATGCTCTTGCACAGTCTTTATAAATTCATTCTCTACTTTTATACCACGCTTAATATAATCAGCATGGTCTTTTCTTCCTTTAAATTCTTTTACTAATGTGTCTCTGCCCATGTCTTACCTACCTTCCATTCACTATCAAGAGGACACTTCATTTGTAACTGCTTCTCTGTATCTTTCATAGCATCTTTAGTTATCTGTCCAAACTTATTTATATCTTTGTTAAGAACTTCAAACTGATACTCGTCATGTATACTAGCTACAAGTTTAGCATCAACACCTGTTCTGTTAATACGTTTAATCATATTGATAAGCCATAGCTTACATACGATTGCTCCTGCTCCTTGTATTAGAGTATTCAATGCACTATGTGGACTACGTATATGTAGTAGTCTACCATCAATACCTCTAATTAATTTTTTAGATGCAGCTTTTGTTACAGAGTCACGTACTCTTTTCAAAGCAGGCATACTATTTAAAAACTTATTGATTAATATCTGTCCTTCTTTAGCACCTGCACCTACTATCTGACCTATCTTAGATGCACCTGCACCATACATAAATGCATATATAAATGTCTTTGCCTGGTCTCTGTTAGTTAATCCTGCCATTTGCATATTGTGTGTATGTATATCTCCAGTCAATAGTATATCTGTAAATGTAGTATCATTCATTAGATGTGCTAAACATCTTAACTCTAATCCACTTGCATCAGTTCCTACTATGGAATGAGTGTAAGGATTATCAACTGTCCAACAATCCCTACACTCTTTTCCATATGGAGAACGAACTGCAGGTATCTGTGCCATGTTAGGAGAATGGTGAGACATACGACCTGTAATAGTTTTAAGAGTCATAACTCTACCATGTACTCTACCATCTCTGTCATCACATGCTTCTATCCATGACTTAATCTGTGCTATACGTTTCTGTAATAAAAAGAAACGAGAAAACTTTTTTGCTTCAGGCATATCTATCTTATCTAAGACAGCTTCATTAATAATAATGTTACCTTTATCTGTATGTTGTTTTGGTTTCCAATCTAGTTCCATTAATCTATCTGCAATCTGTTGCCTTGAACCTATATTAAATGGTATGTATTTTGTTTTTGTTTTCAACTCAACAACTGTAGGATCAAAGGTAGTTACTGCCCACTTTTCTAAACCATTAGCTTCATCTTTTAATTTATTATATAATCCCATAGCTTTTCTCATGTCCATAGCAAAGCCATTCTTTTCTTGTTGGTCTATAATAACTCTTACATTATGTTCTAATCTAATTGAACTACGAGAGAAACCTTTACCTTCACTCTGTAATATCTGGAATAACTTATGTGTTATATTCACATCTTGTTTACAATACTCTAACATGTCTGGTGTATATACTTCAAAGGTATCAACATCTCCTTTAGGAAATCCTAATCTTTCTCCCCATGCTTTTAAACTATGACCTTCACGTATAGGATTAAACAACTGTGATAAGACAAGTGTATCTACAATCTGACTAGGTTTTATGTCAGTACCTAGCAATCTATTACACACAGGTGCATCAAATGATAAACCATTATGCATAATAAATTGCTTGACACCAAGTGACCAATCTCTAAACCCATGTATCATATCAGGAGGGAAAGGATAAACCTTCCCTGAGTCTACATCTTTAGCCACTATACAATGAACCTTTGTTGCATCCAAGCTATCTGTTTCTATATCAACTATCGCTCTCATCTGTTTTCCAATCATACCAATACTCATTATATAATATCATGGGAGTTCTCTCACCTACCCACACATTTAAGATATTAAACTGAGCATAATCTTCTGCTTCTTCCCATGTCATACCATCTCGTTCTCTTAGTATTTTACATATTACACTATATGAATAAACATGTAAAGTTTTTTTTCCATATTGTTCTCCTATACCTATAATAGCATCATCAAAACCATCTATGGTCATAGCTTCAGCATCTAGTCCACACCAGTTGCACTCTTCACCATCACCTACTTCCATTTCAGTTTTCTCTACGTTACAATAATGTTTCCACATTAGAATGGTATCTCCTCTCCATCATTATCATCTACTTCATAAGGATTGTCAATCTCTTTCATACGACCAGTCTCTTTATCATAGAAGAGATGTGTAGCTATACCTGTATCACCAGTATATCTATTCTTTAGAATACGTATGGTTGTAGTGTTAGATGCTACATCATCTTCTGCTTGTTGATTTCTTTCTAAAGCAATCACACTATCAGATAGATGTGCAATAGAAGCAGAGCCACGTAGATGTGAGAGAGTAACTTCTCTACCATTCTCATGTCCTGCATCACCTGCAGGTCTACGTAGATGTGATACTAATAGTAATCCAACACCAGTTTGTTCTACTAATGAACGTAACTTAGTCATCAATACATCAATAGATTTTCTTTCATCTCCCTCTTCCTGTCCAGATACGAGAATAGATAAGTGATCAAGGAATATCCATTTACAATCCAATGCTTGTGCCATGAATCTAACTCTTGAAAGTATCTCATCATTAGATATAGAACCAAAGTGATCAAAGGCAAAGAACCTACCAGTACCCATAGTATTATCAAACCATGTATCTAATTCTTCTTGGCTATACTTCTTACGTATCTCGTTGATATACAGTCTAGCATTAGCTTCAACAGACATAATATTAAATGCTGTGTTCTTTGTGCTTTCTTCCAATGCAAGTATACCTACATTATCATTTGTATTCTTTAACATATGGTGCATCAACTCACGCATGATAGAACTCTTACCCATACCTGCACCTGATGTGAATGTAATCAACTCACCAGTACGCATACCATATGTTTTATCATTTAGTTTTTGCCAAGGGTATAGACATGTCTCACAATACTCCTCTTCAAATAAAGAAGTCTTTAAATCTTTTAGATTGACTATACCTGCAGGAGTATATGGTTGTGCATTCCACCATGCTCTTGAGAACTCCTCACGTTTATTCATCTTGAGATATTCATTCGCATCTTTATGTTCCATGTGCATGACCTTGCATTTGTTAGGAGCAAAGAGTTGTGCTACTTTTTCAGCAGCTTCCCTGCCTTGCTTGTCCATATCAAATGATATAACTATCTGGTCAAAGCTATCAAGATATTCAAATGCTTTCTTACAATCACGTAATGCAGAACCTGCACCAGTTTTAATAGATACACATGCCCACTTACTACCAAGTAGTTCATAAGCAGACATAGCATCTACCTCACCTTCAGTAATAGTAATATACTTTCCCTTTGGTGCAAAGATATTCTGACCAAACAATCCTGCTTCAGTCATGTTACCTTCAGTCCACATGTTTTTTGTAGGTACATCTCTTACCTTGTTTGCAATATTATTTCCACCTTCATCAAAGTATTTATAGATGTGGTGTGTATTCATATTGCCATTTACTTTTACATCAGTATTATATTTCTGTGCAGTTTCTTTAGATATACTACGTTCACTCAACGCACCTAATGTACCCACAGTTTTCATAACACTTTCTGTTCTCATTGGTATTACTTTTTCTACTTCCATCTTCTCTCCAAACCTAGTGTTACAAGAAAAACAAAAGCTATAGCCTTCAGAATGATTTACATTCCCATCACTAGAGCCACACTTAGGACATGCTCCTCTGTCTAACCATTGTTTATCCATATCATTAATCCAAATTGTTTAACGTATTATCATATAGTTCTTCAACAAAGTCAAGCTGGTCTTTCATTATTTCTTTAGCATCTGTTCTAGCTAAAGTTCTAGCTTCAACTTTATCATATCCTTCTTCAAGATAAGCACAATAGATTTCTTCAAGAACTCTTTCGTACTCTTTATCCCATAAGTTCTTAGGCATTCTAGTCCTCTCTTTTCCATGCTCTTGGATCGTCAGACCATACATGGTCACTCCAATGATTAGGATAATGGTCTCCATCATTGTCTACATGTTTACTTATTGTAGGTGCAATACCATATAAGTCTTTCATATCATCTATTAAGTCTATCATTTTTTCTATTTCCCAGGCAGTTACATACTTAATGCCTGACTCTCTATAACTTCGTGAAAAATCATTACCTGCATTAAATATATCTAGTAATGCTTTCTTTTGTGCTTCATCTAAAATCATAGCACCATCTTTCTTTATTGCTTTAGCCATTATAGTTTCCTTTTCTTTTTGTTGTTGTTTTAATTCTTTATGTAACCAATTAGTAAACTTATTCTCAGTCATATTGTTCTCCTTCACTATAGTATTGATTGTCTAAATCATCTGCGACATCTTTCTCTTGTCGTTTAATGTAGCTTTCATATTCTTTTTTAGCTACATCACCTGCATCATCTACTGATACAAGTGTATCTCTATCTTTTATTTTTTCAGGCATGTCATGTTTCCCTTAACTAATTTCCATTTAGTATTATCTATCAATACAGTTTCTTTGTCAAGTTTTTTATACTTAGCATCTAACATATGCCATAGTCCTTCATGTGCCTGAATAAATTCAGGTATGCTAGTGTATGTTTTTAGTTCGCTATACATTTTTATTCTCCTTAATATGCGTCAGCATGTTTAGTAGTATGTTCTTCCCATACCCATTCTAATTCTTCCATAACTTCTTGTTCAGTTAGGTTTGGATTTGGGTGTAGTAAGTTAGTCATAACTTCAGATGCAAAAGAATAAAAATCCTCATGCCCATTGTATAGACATGACATCACATCTTCACACCATGCTTGCTCGTCATTCATCATAATTGATTTTGCGTATCCCATATTATTTCCTTTCTTTTATATGTGTTGCATCTGGGTTTTCTACTGGCATAGCCCACCCATCTGCTGTTTTAAATTCTTTTTCTAAACCTAATCTCTTACGTAACTCATCACACTTCTCATTCAATTCTTTTATTCTTATATGTGCATCACGTAATTGTAGTTGTAATTCTCTTACATTCTTACGTAGTAATTCTTTCTCTGTCATTGCCATACGCCTACTCCATGTGCTACTACTTTAGTTTTAGTTTTGTTCTGCATATCTTTACCATAGAATAAACTAATCCAATCTCCAGTACGTAGGTAATGACGCATGTCTTTTATGTAGCCATCACGCATAGACAGCGTGGCTATAGCACCTTTTATATTCATACGTACATCTTTCCTTATATAATTAGATACTTCTTGATTATGTTTAATCCATTCCAATACAGTATCGACTTGGAACGTAGCATTCTTAGGCAAGTCATATAGTTCTTTTTTTATTTGTGATTTGTTCATTGTATTTCCTTTCATTGTACTGTTATTATTTCAAGACCATCATCATCTGACATAGGTTCTATGTCTACACCACTATTAACATATAGTCTTTCTATGTATGCTCTAGCATCTCCTTTAGATTTAAAATACATTACATCACCATTGAACTTTGCTAATGGTTCTAATATAATCTCTTCATCTTGAGATACAAAGGCAACTATATAATTATTATTCATGTTCCTACCAATCCAAACGTACCTAAAAACATCATTACTATTACATACATAAGCCATAGTATCACAATGTATTTAACTATGTCAAATAATATATTAATTATTTTACCCATCATACGCATCTAAATCTACCCACTCTTCTCTCATGTTGGGATAGTCATACCCTGTCCTATACTTCTTATTAGTATACCAATCTGGTGCAGGTCTACTCTTCTCCCACTTGGCTATATCTTTCTTATCATTCACATAATACTTTCTGTATGCTTGTACAGCATCATCAAACGCACACTTGTATTCATCTGGCATACATTGTGGATGTGGTGTCCCACACGTAGGTTTATATTGCAATGTACCCCAATCTGTTTCTCTTATATCCATAATAACTTGCTGACATTTATGTATCTTATTGTATCTTCTGGTATATTCAAAGCATAACTCCATACCATGTTGTACTAGCCAACTAAAATTATCAGCACTATCTCCTGCCCATAGTGTACATGGGTGGTTCTTGTGTGCTTCTTTGTATGGTACTTTATCTCCTTGTCCATGCCTATGAAAAACAGAACATAACATCTGTGCAGTTTCCAATGGCATCTTTACTATGTGCCTATCACATTGCATCTGTGCAGATATGATAGGATCTTCGTCTAATACAAATATGTTCATACTAATCTCCTTTTAATTCTTCTAAATTAAATTCTACTCTATCTTCCATACTGTTGTCAACCATTATTACATTTCTTATATCGTCTTTAAAATAA